TCGGGCGGCGGCGACATCTCCGCGAACCGCACGTTCAATCTGGACATCACGGAACTGACGGAGGACACCAACCCGGACGAGGCCGCGGACTTCCTGGCCTCCTACGACACGTCGGCCGGCACCCACAAGAAGATCCTGATCGGGAACATCGACCACGACAACCTGACGGGCTTCGTGGCCAACGAGCACATCAACCACACGTCGGTCACGCTCACCGCGGGCGTCGGCCTTGCCGGCGGCGGGGACATCAGCGCCTCCAGGACCTTCGACCTCGACATCAACGAGCTGACCGAGGACACGTCGCCCGACGAGGCGGCGGACTTCTTTGCCACCTACGACGTCTCCGCAGCCGCACACAAGAAGGTCAAGTTCGCCAATGTGGACGTGGCCGGCCTGACGGGCACGCTCGCCATCGGACATGGCGGCACCGGCCAGACGACGCAGACGGCCGCAATGGACGCGCTCTCGCCGACCTCGGCCAAGGGCGATCTGCTGGTGGACAACGGCACGAACGTGGTGGCCAGGGCGGTAGGCACAAACGGCCACGTGCTGACCGCAGATTCGGCAGAAGCCACGGGCGTAAAGTGGGCACTACCGGGCGGCACCAGTACTGGTGTATGGGTGGTCAAGGTCAAGACCGTCAACCAAGACCTCACCAGCGACAGCACCGTAAACGACGATGCCGATCTCCAGTTCACTACCGTAGCTAACACCAACTATGCCATCCGTGGCATGATCGTGTTCTTCTCCACCAGTGCGACTCCAGACTTCAAGTGGCAAGTCTCGCACTCCGGTACAACGACCGACATTCTGGTCACCTCATGGAAGCTCGATGACGGCGCCACAGCGATAGCGAACATTCTTGGTGACGCTACTGGGACATCAGATAACCCCATCTTGATGACGGCCAATGAGCTGAACATCATGTGGTTTCACGGATTCCTTCGCGTTGGTGCCTCCGGCGGCACCTTCATTTTTCGGTGGTCGCAGAACACCTCGGACGTCACGGCAACGACGGTCTACGCGGGCTCCTTTATCGAATACCTCGCAGAGGCACCATAATGGCCAAGGTCGGCGTCGCGCTCGCTACTATTGAGTCACCCGCCAAAGAGACGATAGCCTTCGTACTCGACGGCATCCGCACGTCCGACCGCCCCAGTGCGCTGGGTTACTTCCTGTTCAACGCCCTGCGCGAGTGGTACAGCCGCTTCGGCCACTTCCCGGTCGTGACCCTCAAGATGGGCCGGGTGGAGCACGCGGATCTAGGTCTGTGCCAGGTGCGCACCACCGCTCTCAAGGACGACTGGTTCGGGCGCATCTACGAACTTGTACTCGCGGTGGAGAGAAATGACCCAGGACTCCTCGGCGCCTCAGACCCAATCGAGTGAATACGAGGCCCTCAAAGCCCTATACCTGAAGATCCGGCAGCTCAAGGAAACAGTCGGTGCTAACAAGATCTCCTTCTATCGACCGCACGCAAAGCAACGTGACTTTCATGCCGCGGAACTCTGCGATGTCCGTGTGGTACTGGGAGGCAACCGCAGCGGCAAGACGACGTGCGGCGCGGTCGAGGCGGTTGCGCACGCGCTGGGTGAGCGTCCTTGGCTGCCTAACGGCGATCCTCATCGTCTTGTTCGTCTGCCTTCAGGTGATCCTATCCCGGTACCTAACACCGGGCGCATTGCGATAAAGACCTTCGAGGTCAACATCCTCCAAACCGTTCACCCCAAGCTGATGGAATGGGCCCCAGCCGGTGCGATTACGAACATTCAGAAAAATCCTAGAGGGGTACCTATTCGGTATGACTTTGCTAACGGCTCCGTCATACATCTCATGTCATATGATCAGGACCCCGATTCCTTTGAAGGCCCTAACGGCCATTGGTTCTGGTGCGATGAACCGCCGCCGCAGAGAATCTTCAATGCTCTGCGCCGTGGTCTCGTTGACTTCAGCGGGCACTGCTGGCTGACGATGACGCCGCTCTCCGAGCCCTGGACGAACCAGGTGCTCGTGGCGAAGGCGAACAACGGCGACGGCCGGGTGTGGATGCGCCGCATGTCCATCTGGGACAATGCGGTCTCCCACGGCGGGCACCTGCCAGACAAGGCCATCGAGTCGTTCCTGGAGGATCTGCCAGTTGACGAGCGGGCCTCGCGCGAGCACGGCAAGGCGCTCCATCTGGCGGGCACAGTGTTCCCGGAGTGGGTCGCCGAGGAGCCCTTCTGGATGCCGCTCCCCGAGTCTGGCATCCCCAGGAGCTGGCCGCGCGTCTGTGTGATCGACCCGCACCCGCGCAAGCCTATCGCCGTGCTGTGGGTGGCGGTCAGCCCGGACAACCAGCTGCACGCCTACCGCGAGCTGTTCGACCCCGCTCTCCGCACCGTGGCGGGCGTGGTCGAGCGCATGCGCGAGATGGAGGGCTGGCACTACGCGGGCGAGCGCCGGCACTGGGCCAAGAACAAGATGATCCCGATCTGGCGCCGCACGGCCCAGACTGAGCCTGTGGTGATGTACATCATCGACACCTCGGCCAACGAGATGGAGAAGACCTCCGGCGAGACCGTGTCCGAGCAGTTCGGCGACTACGGCATCCAGTGCACCGACGCTTACAAGCGCAACAAGGACGCCGGCATCAACGCCATCCACGAGGCCCTGCGGCTCAAGTACGAGTGGTCCAAGCCCGGCCTGGTGGTATACCACACCTGCCCGACGGTACGCAACAACTTCGAGAACTACATCTACGAGCGCTGGGGCTCCTCGAAGCTCCAGGGCGCCAAGGGCGAAAAGCAGACGGCCATCAAGGCCAACGACGACATGATCGACTGCATCCGGTACGTGTACCAGATGCGTCTTACCCACAGCATGCTGCGCTCTATGGCGAATGCCCTGGCGCGCGAGGAGACCGATGGCCGACGTTATCCAGGTCCAACCCAGCGTTCGCGTGAGGGTCTTGAGGAACAACAACAAGGTTCTCTACGACCAGAACTTCAATCCCGTGGCGGCGGACTTCACGGAGCACTCGGCTCAGTCTTTGGAGGTCGCAGCCGCGGAGTCAGTGACCCTTTCTCTCGGCGGCATCGCCGTCGCGCGTAATTTCCTGCTGCAGGCCAGCTCCAAGGTCACAATCCGCGTGAACGGCCAGGCCTCCGGCTTGGCGCTCGTCGGCACGTCCATCGCCTACGCAGCCTTCTCCGCCTCGATTACCAGTGTCGTAGTCGTAAATGACAGCGCCACGGATGTCGTGTCAATCTCCTACATAGCGTCTGACCAAGACTGAGGTTCTATGCTGCTCCAGATGACGGAAGACTGGCGCTCCAAGCGCGGCATTGAATTGTGTCAGCTGGTCGAAAACGACCTACTCAATCGCCAGGAGTGGGAGGACCAGCGCGCGGAAGCACGCGCCATGTACTACGGCGACATCCCGCGCCCAGACATCAACTGGGGCGAGGACGCCAGCGACATCCATCTCCCGCTGATCTTCGAGAACGTCGAGCGGCTGGTGCCGCGGCTCAACAACGCCATCTGGAACGTGGACCCGCACGTCCTGGTCTCGCGCACGGCCGAGGACTACGACCCGCAGGAGACCCGGATCCAGGAGCGGTTCATCAACTGGGCCCTGGAAAACGACATCCCGGACTTCTACATCACGACCCACAGCTGGTTCCGGAACATGCTCCTGGACGGCGTGGGCATCGTGAAGACCCGCTGGCGCACGGTGTGGCGCAACACAGCGGAGATCCGGCGCATCAAGACCCACTACAAGCAGGGCGAGCTGTCCTCGGTCGGCGTGCCAGTCGGCCAGGCCCGCGAGAAGACCCCGCAAGAGGTTCTGGACGAGATCTTCGGACCCGCCCAGTACGCCATCCACGAGGACAAGGGCGCGGAGATCCGCCTGACCATCGTCGATGACCGCCGCATCGTCGAGAACGTGCGCGTCACCTTCACGAACAATTCCCAGTTCGTGGACGAGGTAGAGCTGATCGTCAACCGGCCAACGCTGATCATGGACTGCCCAGAGGTCTCCGTCGTGGAGGCCGAGGCGTTCATCGTGCCGTACCGCACCAAGGGCGTCCAGAGCGCGCGCCGCATCACGCACGAGCACTGGATGTATCTGGAGGACGTCAAGACTGAGGCCAGCAAGGACTACGACCCCTGGGTACTGACCGAGGATGACGAGCAACGCCTCAAGGCCTACGCCCAGTCCCTCAGCGAAGACCAGCAGCCGTCCTACAACAACCGCCGGCTGGCGGACCTCAAGGACGACGTGGAGGGCGTGCAGCCCAACAACCTGTCGGGCATTGAGTCCAACCAGCTGCTGTTCTACGAAATCTACCTGCGCGAGGACATCAACGGCGACGGCATGGTCGAGGATGTGGTGGTCCAGGTCTCCCCAGTTCTGAAGAAGGTAATGCACATTACCTTCCTGGACATGGCGAACCCGCACGGCCGCCGGCCCTTCGCTACCATCCACTTCCTGTCGCCCAGCGACCGATTCTACTGCCCAGGGCTGGCGCAGTTCCTGGCGCCGTTGAACATCCAGGCGAACATCACCATCAACCAGGTGAATGACCGCCAGACGATCATCAACAACCCCATCGGCTTCTTCCGACCCACGGCCCTGCCGCAGGATCCGGACGCCCTTCAGCGCCTGCGCCCTGGCGACATGATCCCGACCCCGGACCCGGGCGGCGTCATGTTCCCGGACTGGGGCAAGGCGCCGCTGTCGGACCTCACCATCATGGAGTCCATGATGATGATGGCCGACCGCCTGGGCACCAGCCCGCTCTCGGGCGGCAATACCCAGTTCCGCAATGCCCCGCGCACCGCGCGCGGCACGATGG